AATCGCTTTGGAATCACATGATCAATGTGCATCTGGCCTTCAGTCTGTCCACAGATTTGACAGCATCCATCGCGCTTGAGCACAGCTTCTCTTATCTTACGCCAACGGCTTGTGCTTCCACCTTTCCAGTTTCTTGACATCAATGCCACCCATGCTTTTGCCAATGAGCAAATGCCTTGCAGCTTGATCCAGAGTATCTGTGTGCAATGTATCTAAGGCTCCAGTCAATCATGCGAAAGCCATCGAGGTTTCGATACTTTGTATTGCGCATCTGACCTAAGCCAAAATGATTGCCATTGGGATTGATTGCCTCCACACGCCAATTGCTTTCTTTTGTGATTAATGTGTTAAAGCATTGGAATTCTTTGTAGTTCACAATCCTTGAGTGTGCATAAAGCTTTAATGAATCAATACTTGCTTTTGCATCTTGTGTGGCCTGTGCCGGTGTTGCGCTAGCAAAACATAGCGCGGCCAATAGCACCAAGCATCGCTTGCGAGCTATCCGCCACAGCGGCTCGCCCACGAGCATGGAGCGTACCGAGTAAGTCAAATACAATGCAACATTGAGCGTGCGCTTGGGCGTTTCCAACAGCCTGTGCACAATGCCTGTGGATAACTTTTTCATTTGCTACCCCAGCCAGTACCTTTGAACACAGCTGGTGTTGCAGCCCAAATGCGTGTCATTGGGATTGCACAAGCCATGCAATTGCCGGCATCGACATCCCCATCAGCATCGATGGATCGATTAATGATTGCCATTGTGCCGCATTGATCGCATTTGAATTCATAGGTTGGCATCAGATAGCTCCTCAATCCTTGCATCATCAACAATCTTGATCCCAAATGTGCCACAAGCCATGCATTGAGCAAACCACTCATGCTCGGTTAGCTCTGCACCTTTCTTGAGGCCATGGCGTTGCTTGGCCTTGCCGTAAAGCTTGGCACAAATCGAACAGTCAAATTGTAGGATGTGCATAATTGCTCCTCATCAAGGTTTCGATTGGTTGAAGATTGATTTGCGGAACACTCCAATTGTTTTGTGATGCGTTTCGGTAGCGTGGTTTCTTAGCTACGGCAACCGGCATCCAGCCAACTATGTGCATTTTTGGTGTCTGGCCAACGACCAGCACAGCAATGTCACGATCATGGCGATCTGAATCCTGAATCCATAGATTGCTGTCTGGATTGGCTGACCACTTGACCTCAATGTGCTCGCCCACATCGGCTTTTGATTTATCCCATGTGGTGCCCGGCTTGTATTCATAACCCAATCGCTTGGCCACAATCCACTCAGCTGCCATTGATTCGGCCATCTGTGCCACATACTCAAACCACGATGGTGTTTTGTGCCATCTGGTTGCATGATCTGCATCCCGATCTTGGCAATGCTCAATGGCTGAAACCATGCATTGGATTTCCTCAACACGAGTCATCATCGGCACTCACCGCAAAACCAAATGATGTTGTCTTTTGAGTCATAGCCTTTTTGGTATCCAAATTTGTCAAGCTTTCTCAGCTGTGAGCATTTGTCGCATTGTTCGATTTTGTATTCATCAACAATCTCGCCATTGCACATCAATCGCGCTTTCATCTCTTGTGGATAAATAATCTCTACATAGTCGCTCATACTTGTGGCTCCCATTTTCCGGTTGATCGCAATACATACCAACGAGGCGTGCATTGAGTTGCCTTTGTGCGCTCTGTGCAGAAATAACCGCCCCATGACTTTGGTGCGCCTTCATGTGATTGTTTCCAGATCATGTGCCCATGTGAGCATTGAGGTGCCTCTTGTACAAGCTCTCCACCCAATTGCTTGGCAATTTCATCCATCGATGATCCGAGTGATGGGATGCCTGATTGCTCAGCTTCATCGGCTGTTTTGTAACTTGGCACCTCGCCAAATTTGGTTGTCCAATAGTCGTATTCGACAGGCTTTGTCGCATCATTGATTTTGACTTGCTCCATGGTTTCTTTTGTAGCTTTCTCTGTGCCACCCATGACCAAGGCCATCACGCGCATCAAAGCTGAGGTCACAGTATCCTCAACAAACCAGCGTTTCATGTTCGGGTTATACGCCTCACGATAGCCGAAAGCGTAATCAATGCCGGCTGGCTCTGTTTCCTCTTGATTGCGCCATGCCTTGGCTTGTACCAGCACATAACCTTTTTCGGCATTGAATTCGACAATGTGAGCTTCAAGCCGACCATTTGGAAATGTCTTGATCCAGCGATCTGTGCGCTCTTTGTTGCCTTCGTAGTTTTCTAGAAATCCGGCCATTAGTTGTCCACCTTCTCATTAAGTTGAGAGATGTGGCGTGATACAGCCCGGCCTCTTGTATAACCTTGTCGCTGGCCTTCCTTAAATCCGACCGAATACGACATGACAGCCCACAAGGCTCCAGCGATCAGACACATGACCACAATTGATAGTTCATCCATTTTGTTGCTCCCGATTCTGGGAGCCGCGAATCAGCTCCCGAAATAGAGAGTGACAGGATCAGCCGACAATTACAACAATCACGCTCAAATCATGGCGGGTGAGAAAGATTGCTAAGGTTTTGAGTAAGTCGATGAAAGCTGCATCATTGGGAGCTTGTGCCCCAATTGGCTGTGTCACAAAGATCAATGCGTATGTGATACCTAGTGTGACAATCAGAAAGACAAATGACAAAACCGCGCCAATGAGAAACATCAAACGAGCTTTGATTTCCTCTTGACTTAGCCGGTCTTTATTCTTTGAAGCCATCGCCTATTAAATCCTCCGTACAGGTACCAGTCACCTTGCATTGAGGTTTTTGGCACTCATCCAATTTCCAGTTTTCGTGAAGCTGGCATGGGTATCGCACCCAACCTTGATAACCACAGGCGGTAAGACTTAGCGAAAGGACAAAAGCTAAGCCCACCGCGAGTGATTTCCGGCTCATTTCCCCGTTGAACCGAAAGCTCTGTCAGCTGGGTTAAGCCAGCGCAAAATGACCGGCACGACAGCTGCTACGCCACCCATCGCCATTGCTTTGAGATCGCCACCAGCCATGTACACGGCCAATGCAGCTGCTAAGTACGAGCGACCCCATGAGGCCGCAATTGCTTTTGCTTGATCCATTATTTTTCTCCTTTTGGTCTATCTGGTAAATCACCAGAAAATGGCTCATAAACTGGCCGGCCGTAACCCACCACAAATGAGCGTGCTCCCAAAGCTCTTGATTTCACCATCACTTCTCCACCATTGCGCTGATCACCAGCACCCGATGTGTTGCCTTCAATTGTCACAATCTGTTTTTCCGATGCCCGGATCACCAATCCAATGTGATTGATGGTGGTTTTGTCATCGACAATAAAATCAAAGAAAACAAAATCACCAATCTTTGGTGTCGTGTGCCATTGCTTGGCTTTCTTAAATGCCTCAGCTCCAGCTCGTGTGCTGACAACATTTGGCACCTTGACACCAGCTTGATCTGCACACCAATTCAGAAACGACCCACACCATGGCAGCTTGTCAGCTTTCATGTGTTTGCCGTATTTGGTTTCATTGTTGCCGGTTTCAGCCGTACCCACCTCAGCGAGTGCAACCTGAATCAAACGCGGCAATGTTCCTTTAGGAAATGACATCCCATGCACCTTCTGTTTCGTTCCACAAATAGAAATTGTCATCATCTGGTTGTTCGATTGGTGCTTTCCAAAATGAACCTTCCCGAATCCATGATGGGTAAGGTTGAGGTTCTACGAATAAATCCTCATCCTCATTGTATGAGTAGCCAATGCCCGCAAATGTTCCACGAATTGTGGAATTAAATGATGTCTGAATCCATCGTCCACCTAAACCCAAATCATCGGCTAGAAATTCAGCGCCGCGATGCTCCAAATCATTAGCTACAACCAAGACACGGGTGACAATGTTGTTTTCATCAATTTCTGCAAAATGTGCCATTTCAATCCTCACCAACTAATCGTTCCGGAATTCAAAAATGTGTAAATCTTATTGCCACCGGTGTTTGAAAAGATTGGTGATCCTGTGACAGTTGCATTTGCAAATGTATTGATCCGCCGCCTGATCCGGTACCAACCGCACCCGATGTTGGAACAGCTCCAATGTTGCCTTGAGCGCCATTTCCACCGATTCCTGATCCACCTGCGTAGCCGATTGCATCCGATGAACCACCGCCGCCACCGCCATAAAATGCCGATGTGCCTGAAATTGAGCTAGAAACACCCGCGCCACCTGTTTCGCTCGTTATGTTTCCAGCGGCACCGGCTCCACCTTTACTCGGTTGGACAATGTAGGTTGCGGTGTTTGTAAAGTTTTGTGGTGATCCAGATGCTCCACCTGTTCCAGTTGTTCCGGGGCCTGAGAAACCACCAGATCCGCCGCCACCTGTTAAACCAAATGCGGCCGTCGCGCTGCCGTTTGTCTTGCTGTTTGTGCTTGTCGATCCCGCACCACCTGCGCCAACAGTAAATGTGTATGTCGTACCGGCTGTC